CCACCAGCATTTCCTTGACCTGATGTACCAGAACCACCACTTGAAAAAGTTTGTCCGCCGCCACCGCCAGAACCGCCAGAAACACCGTTGAGGCTGTTGTAAGCACCACCACCTCCACCGCCAACTGCGCCAGTTGATCCATTTACTAAAGTGCCAAATAATGAATTTGTTCCATTATTACCTACAAGACTGCTGCCGGAAGTAATTCCAGCACCACCAGCTCCTACAGTAATGGTATATGTTGTACCTGGTGTAACTGATAAACCTGAACCAGCTAAATATCCTCCAGCACCGCCTCCGCCACCATTACCTAAACCATCAAAACCACCTCCAGCGCCACCACCAACCACCAAATAATCAATGCTAGTGACCCCAGTAGGAGCAGTCCAACTAGATGTTGAATTAAATATTTGAATAACTCGATAGTAGGATTTTTTAGCCCCACTAAAAAAGAAATTAGGTGCGCCAAACATTATGCGAACGCCTGTGCGTAAGTGCCGTACCAAACGCTATTGATACAGACAAAACTTAAAATATCCAATCCTGTTGTAGCCGTAGTTGTAATTGTTGGTGCTGTTCCACCAGGCCACTTAACGCCTGTAAATGTAGCAGTCCTTGATCCTGTACCATCTTGGATTAGTTTAATAATAAACGATGTACCACTTGTCGCAGTTGGCATGGTAAACGTACAGTTACCAGTCAATGTGTAGCTAAGAACAGTTCCTGAAGATAACGACAAAGTAACCGCTGTGCTTGAGTTAGTAAGAGCTGGAGCAGTTTCTAAATATGCTGTGATTGTGGGATTGGTTAGAGTTTTGTTGGTAAAGGTTTCAGTACCCGCCAATGTAGCCAAAGTACCTGTTGTAGGCAATGTGACGTTGGTGCTCGCTGTTACTGTCAGCGTAGTAGTAAATGCGCCTGAAGTGGTAAATGAACCACCCAAAGTAATGGTGTTTGAACCATTGTTTACGCCAGTACCACCACCAGTTCCTGTTAATATTCCCCAAGAAAGTGCAGCACTCGAACCGCCTGAAAGCAATGCTTGACCAGATGTACCATATGAGCCATTGAATGCCACTGCACCGCTGGTATTGATCGTCATAGCGTCTGTTGCGCTACCATTGATGACCAAGTGAATTGAGTTTGATGTTGTGGTTCCTAGCGATAGATCGCCGCTTGTTGCTGTGACGTATGTTGCGTTTGCTGCATTTAGTGAACCTGTACCAGAGAAGGTCGATGAGTTGATACCAAAGTCGCCGTAGTATGTTGTGGCAGTACTGAGGTTGTTGGCAACAATGAAGTCGGCTGATGCGGCTGTGCCAGAGCTGGTGTTTTGGATAACTCCTTGTACATATGTATTGGCGCTAACTTGGGAAGATATAACAATGTTGGTATCTGAAAAACCCAGTGTGCCTGTGATGGCATTAATACCTTGAAAGTCTGTGCCGTTATAAGCAACAAGAGCGGCTGCACCGGGGGGAATAGTAACTCCTGTACCACCAGACTTCTTGATGGTGATTGCATACCCGCCTGTTGTGCCGTTGATGACGTAGTACGTCTTACTGATCGCAGGGGCAATGATGTTTCGGTTGGCTGTCCGAGCGCCCGTACAGTTAAGAATGTAGTACTGGGCTGTTGTTCCTACAATATTATTACCAGACGTAGAGCCCGTTGTTTGGGCAAGCGTAACATCTCCATCAGTGGTAATTGTGTTTGTGCCAGAGATGGCAATATCAATATAGTCGGTCGTGCCGTAATTGATGTCATAGCCCCAGTTACCTGATTCGGTTCCTGTGACTGGTTCTACAAGTTGTAGATTTGTTGAATATCCAACGGTCATTTAATGCTCCTAAACTGTCGTAATTTCTGTCCAACCGGGGGTTTCCGCATCCGCAATCTCTGACCATCCCGGTGTTTGAGGATCATTGATTGGCGTCCAACTGGGCGTCTGCGCTGTATTCATGGTTGTCCAAGAAGCCGACTCTGGATCGTTAATTACCTGCCAAGAGGCCGTTTCACTGTCGTCAATTAGATTCCAGAGTAGTGTACCAAAAACTGAGTCTGTTGCAAGTATTGTTTCAAGAATTTGGACAAAATATATACTTCCTGCAATAGTTTGCGTATCCGCTAAAGTCACCGTTTCCGTCACGCTGTTTGCTGCGGTTAGGGTATTTGTCAACGAATCCAGCAACGAAAGGGTCTCAAACACCGCTTGGAGGAAGGAAATTGCTCCCGCAACTGAGTCCAAGGCTACCGCAGTTTCAGACACAAATAGCTGGGAAGAACCCCCTACAACGTAGTTATCGGTGACTGTAGCTGTCTCAGAATCTGTTGCGTTATAGGTAGAGCGGCCAACCGAGCTATCCGTGACCGTAGCTGTCTCAGAGATAAAGCAGGCAAATGTCTGAGTTGTATCAGGTGTATCTGTCAGGGTTATTAGTTCGGCAATCGGGCAATAAAGCGTCTGAGTTGTATTAACTGAATCTGTGGTTGTAATTGTTTCCGATACCTGTACCACAAAAGTTTGGGTTGCTGCTATAGAATCAGTAGCGCTAATTAATTCACTAACAAAATTAGATGTCGATGTGCTATTTTGTATAAAATCTGTAGTCGTTATTGATTCGGATATAGCAGTTGCAAAAGTTTGTGTACTATTAATGCTATCCGTTACTATACTTGTCTCAACAACTAAACAAACAAAAATTTGGGCAACGCTGACAGAATCAGATACAGCTAATGTCTCCGATAATGGGCAATAGAACGTCTGGGTTGTACTGACTGAATCCGTAACTGTCGCTGTTTCGCTGACCGCCAAAGAATAAATAGGCTGGGATGTGACTGAATCCGTGACTGTGATGGTTTCAGAAACCGCAGAACTTACCGTATTTGTTACTGTGACAACATCCGCCAAAGTAGACCCGCCACCCCATGCACCTGTACCCCAAGTGTCTGCGCCAAAAGCAACTACAAAACCTTCGACTATCTGTAAGGAAGTGCTGTTTCCAACATCAACGGTATCAGTTACTGTGACTGTTTCAGAGATAGCTGGGTTTGAAGTATTAACCGCATTAGGAGAATCAGTGACCGTGGCAGTCTCAGTTAAAGCCAAATTGCTGACGGCTATTGTTGCCAAGCTATCGGTTACAGTAGCAGTCTCCGATACCGTGGAGCTATCAGAAACGGCATTAGTTACCGAGTCTAATAAAGAAGATGTGCCGCCCCAGTTTGATTGCCCCCAAGTACCATAACCAAAAGGGGAGACAAAACTCTCAGCTACTGTAACACTAGATGTTCCCGATGGATAAAGCGTATCCGTTACAGACGGCGTTCCACCAAAAGCATTTGTACCCCAAGTCGCAGAACCCCACCCACCATTATTGGCGTATTCAGTTACTGATACATTGTAGGTGGACATGCATTATGCAGCGGCTAGTTGTTCTTCGTTAAACCATCTTTGCTGGGCTACGCTGTTCTCATCCGTCCAGCCAATCAAGTATTGGATGTTTCCAGTAGAGTCCATCTGCATAGCCAAGACTGGGCCCGCAGGATCAACAGGAGCAGGAACTACCTTGACGTTCTCACCAATTACAAATTTTGCAGCCATGATTGATCCTTAGCAGTTAGCGGTATAAGTGACGTTCAACGTATCGCCTGACAAAACAGAACGGTTTCCAGTCGTAAAGCTACCAGCAGAATACAAAGTACCTGTCGTACCTGACTTGGTGCTGACTGTCGTTAAGAACGCGCCTGCAATAGTGCCAGTAGCATTGATAGTGAATGCTGTAGCAGAGGTAGAAATAGTGCCAGTACCAGCAGTGCCAGCGCCACCACCAGAAGCAGAAGCGGCCCCAAAAGCAGCAGCAGGACGAGTCGATTGAGAGTAGCCAACATTTTCAGTCCATCCCGAATGTGAAGACATTGTATCGGCGGCGTTATAGGTGGGGGTAGAAGCACCATCCACCAAGCCCAAATACCAAGTAGCCGTATAAGAAGAGCCCGCAAAATACTTGTTCAAGAGGTCAGTCTTACCCACGTTGACCACGAGGTTCTTGAATGTTTCTTCCCAACGGATTGTTCCGTCAGCAGCAATACAGGTAACGGTGTAGTGACCTACCACACTTGTATCTTCTGTTAATGCAGAGTTTACAGCCACCGAAACAGCGGTCTGCTCGAAAGGTTTAATGTTTTCTGTTTGCATTATGCAATCCTTAAAATAGCGGTTGTGTTAGTAGGTGTTGGGAATTGAACTGTAAATGAATTGGCACAAGTAATATCACTACCAAAGTCAAGAATCGCCACAGAAGCATTTCCTTGTGTTTGATTGTATATCAAGGCACCGCGAGCTGTAAAGGCTGCTGGGCTCCAAATTGCGTTGGCAAACGACCAATAAGCTGTTGTCCCAGATACGCCTGAAGTCGGTGTAGTTGTAATGACTAGTTGTTGACCCCCAGCAGTATAGCCCGAACCGGATACTTCTCCGACCATCCCAGAAGTCCAAGCTGTAGTAGTTGGGCCTAGATTAGCTGCAGAAGTAAACAAAGCAATATAAAACGTATTGGGGCTAGTAGGCCCAAAGTTGTGCAAACCCTGTGCAAGCTGGACTTTAAAGCTGGTGGTAGCTGTTTGAGCAATAGCCATTATGTAACATCAATCCTAGTTTGCCCAGAACGGTATGCGTCACGACGCTCCATACCATCACCAAGACGTTTAGCCAATGCCAATGCTTCTATGTATTTTTGGTTGTATATGGTAAACATATCAGTTTCACCTTTCATAAAGGTATAAGCCTCAACCAAAGAGCCGTATAAAAGCACAGTATCAAAATTGTTTCCAAGCCAAGAAGTACCACTAGAAGCAGTGGTGATTGATTCTGGGTAGTAGTAATAGTGCAGCTCGGCCGAATAGTTAGCGTCAGGCGTTGGGCCTAAGATGAAAGACAGATAATTACTAACTGTCCCGCTTGCCACAGTCGGCCCAAACAAAGAGTAATATTTAGGCGTGCCGTAAGCGATTGGATCCCCGTAGGCTTCACGAATATAGTTTACGTCTTTATTGAGCAAGTACAGATAGTTTCCTGTAAAAGAAATAGTACCTGAAACCGTAGCACTATTTGGCATTGTTAGGGTAACCAAAGTACCAGAAACAGCAAGAACAACTGCACCGGCCCCAATACCCGTACCGGATACGTACATACCCGCAGATACAGCTGGAGACGGTGTAGAAGTTAATGTTATATAGAATGCCCCTGAAGTCCCTGTAGCCGTAGCTGAAGTATTTTGATATATGGCCAACGAGTACGGTGCAAGAAAATCAGAGGGGCAAGAGAGATATTGGTTATTAACAGTAATAGCTCCAGTCACGTTTTTGCGTAATGATGGGAACTGTACCGAATTAAAGATGCGCTGCTCAGCTTGCTCAACAAACGTAGGAATATCTGCTACGAAAGTAGTTTCGTAGTTCTGTGTATAGTCCTGTATTAGTTGCTTAAGCTGGGTGTAATTCATGCCATTGGGCCTCTAGACATTACGCCTTTAGTAGC